TTGATGCATCAGCTTTCCCTTTGATTCTCCACAGGTGTCCCTGTTGTTTATGCTCAGCACTAGTAACTTTAATTACGCGCCGCTCATATCCATCTTCCCAGCTTTCTTCTTCCAATGATTCTTTTTTACCGCTATGTTTTGCCCACAAGTCAGCATCACCGGTTGTTCGTGTTTTACCACCCATTATAAAACTGTTGACGCGTGCATATGCCCATTGGTGTTGGCCTGCTCCTGGGCGATGACCTGTTTTCCATGCAGCCATTCCTCGATCAAATACTTGTTTAAGTATACCATATGATATTCCACTTTTTTCTGATTTGGTCTTTAGGCCAGCCAATTGTGCTGCTTCGTCGAGTGTTTGGTCTTGATCAAAATCAACAGATTCTTTATCATATTTTGCAGCATACGCTTTGGTATACTGCGAAGGAACTGTTTCAGCTGCTGCATCTCCAGGCGCCGGTTTATATGCAGCGGCATTGGAATCAGACATCTTGCTTTGCTTAGAGAAATGAGCTTTTCTTTTGGCTGCCGTTGAATTGCCTTCAAGCATCGCGCGCGCAATCTCTACCAATGGGTCGTGTTGTATATTTAAACAATTCATATTAGCGTCCTACTGCGCGCTTTTGCGCATATTTGAGTTCTGTTGCGTTGCCAATATATTCTGCCTTGACTTTGCCCAATGCCTTTTTAAGTTTGCTTTTGACATCGCCTTCGCTGTCGCCAATTGCCATCAGAAAACTAGCGACAGTTCCTTCACCAGCATGAAAACTATAGTCATATGTTGTGTTGCCAATCACATCCTGCGGCAATGCTTTATAGGTTGACTCATCAACAATCAGGCGATAGCGTTCTGTTGTACGAACAACTCCAACATGTGTGTATGTTGCTTTAACCTCATCAATCAGGTCATACTTTTCTGGGCTGCTTTTATGAGGCGGAAATTGCATCATACGTTTTGAAAATGCTAGTAAGGTTGCGCTCTTAGGAGTAAAGAGATCAAGCATATAACTAAATACTGTAAAACGCAGGTCGTTTGCTTTATAGAATTTTTCCCATTGTTTGTCAACAAACATACCAGATGTGCCTCCGCCTCCACCTTCAGTGGGATCCAAGTACTCATCAAAGTTGCCATACTTATGGTCAATCTTTTGTGTCGCATATGTAAACTCGCCAGCCTCAATGCTGGATGCTGCTACAGTATCGCCAAACTTGTGTGATGCTCCTTCAAGAATGGCGCGTGCTATCTCTACCAATGGATCGTTTTGTATATTCATTTTTGCCAGCCTTTGATTATGTTTGGATCAAAATTATTTTTAGAGAATGTCATGCGGTCAACCAGTTTAACAGCACCGCCTTTAAGACGGTCAATTGCAACAAAGCCTTCTTGACTTGTTACGCGATAGCCATCACTTGTTTGCACAAATGTATTTATCTTTTTGAGGCTGTCAAGCTTTGCTATAATAATTAGTTTGGCCGCGGCAATTGCGTTTTGCAACTGATACATCAGGTCAAGATTGGCTCGATTGCTGTCGCTAAAGAATGACAGGTAATCATCTTTGCGTGCACCAGCGGCAGCTTGCCCTTTTTGGCTTTTCTTGCTGGCAATATCTGCATCAAACTTTTTGGTTGCCCAAGCAATTAGTCCTGCAACGTGCGACTTTGTATCGGTCACCGTTTGGCCTTTGCGAACATATGAGTTGTTGTATGTTTCAAGAGTGGTTGCAAATTCAGGATCTTCTTCAATAGCTTTAAGAGTGGTGCTGCTAATCTTTTGGAAAATCTTGCCAGCAGCTGACAACGCAGCTGTTACTTTTGCGGTATCATCCGCCGTCAATGTAGCCTTACCGCTCAAGTCATGCAGCGTTGCATCTTGATACCATACACTAGGCACCTTCTTTAGTTTGGTTGTGTCTACCCCATAACTGGCAGTCATACTCTCAAAGCTACTGCCGTTGTATGAGGTGTGAAATACAATGCCAACATTTGCGGCCTTTAGTTTATCAGCAAGTTCACTATCGGATGGAACAGCGTATGCAAGCGTGTTGGGTTGAAACACAACATACGACTCGCCATCAATGGTAGCCGTCTTCAGGTCGCCCTTGGTAAACATCAGGTCTCCTTGTATAACATTTTTAATACCAAGTTTCTTTAATTCAACATAAGCAACGCTCAACTTGTCTGCGAGTTCACCGCTCGTGTCAGCTTTTACATCTGCAACACTCTTGTATACCTTTGGGTTTTTGTTGAAAATACCTTTCTTGGCCACAAAGAATGCGCCATCAGACGGATCAATCCCACAAAACACCGCGGGAGCGCCATCCCATTTAACGGTAACATCCACTGCGCCTTTGCTGTTGCCAGCCAACATATCGCGTAAGCTGCGCAGCGCGTTGATTGCATCACGCGTGCCATTGACTCCGCTGTATAATACAGCATCTTCTAGGTGTTGCATATGAACATTCTTGCCAGCGACACTCGCTTCGGCTATGTGTTGTTTAAATGATAACATGTTATTCTAATTTGATAAATGGTGCACTCAGGTCACTTGAGCTGCTTGCATATTGTATACAAGAAGTAATAAAGTCGTCTTCACGGCCGCTAGTCTTAACTATATCTATAAGCTGGCATCCTAGGTATTTGCTAAAGACCCAACTGTCGCCTTTGCTTTTACACTCTTCAATGAATGAGTCAAGTGAGAGTTTGGATGTGTCCATCGCATAACGTGTATAATTCTTGTAAAACTCTGCGTAAACCTTGCGATCGCTTTCGGCCAATGCTTTCCGCAATGTCTTGATGTCAATAAGCTGTGGCAATTTAAGGTGGCGCAATACTGTTTGAATTGGCCCATAACTAAGTTTGCCTTGGTTAGCATTCCTACCTTTGATTTCTCCTTGGAAAGTTTCTGGAAAAGTACGGAATTGTATTTTGCCATCATGTGAAAAATACATATAGATATCTTTACCGCCAAAAAATCCTTTGGTGCCAGTTGTGAATCTGTCAAATTCAATGGTATGCTTTTTATCACCTGCATTATAAGTTGACAGCTTGACACCGCCCTTAAGCAGTTTAAGTGACACACCAACTATATCGCCGTTGCGCAATGCTTCAAGTAACAGCCCATTCAATTCAATAATGTTGGTTGCTGCTAAAAGTTTAACTGCTGCGCCAGCAGGGCTCACCATATAGATGTCGGCTGGACTCCACTTGTTGACATTTGAAAATACCTTTTCGGCACTGTTTAGTTTCTTAAACACAGTCTCAAGAGAGTCTACCCAGTCACTGCCACGATGGAATGTGTAATTCTTTTTGCCATATTTCTTATGCAGCGCTTCAGCGCCAAGAATACAGCTGTCACGCCATGCCGGCGACAATCCGTTTAGAATGCCTTCAAGCGGCTCATCTACTTTACAACCTTTGTAGGCGCGCTCAAGATCAATAGCAGTATAGTTTTTGCTACCAGCCCATCGTGCAGCTGCATATACAGCCTGTGCACTCTCGGTGGTGCGTGTAACATCTGCACCAGCGCCTTTTCCGCCACCGCCACCAAATTCTTTACTCTTTGCAAAGTCTTTAAGCGTGTAGGTTGTGTTGCCAGTTGCAGCGCGAAAAACAATCTTATTGGGATTGTCCTTGGCTTTGACCGCAGCAGCAATGGTTTTGTCATATTTGAGTATTACTTGACCGCCCGCAACCAATTGTAACGGCTGAGCGTTTTTATACTTGTCAAGAAACATATCAACACGCCAATCATACTTGTACAATTCGGCTGCTGCTAAGTTTGCAACTTCTGTTAAATAGTGTTGTTTAAATGCTATCATTTGAATTCTATTCCTTTACGTCCACCCACTGGACTAATTACAATACGTGTACCTTTTACGCCAGCATCGCTGCGATCGCCTTTGTATATAGCCATAAGAACTGGATCATATCCATCGCCATCTACGCTATCACCATTATAATGAACATGATTAGCCGATAATTCATAATGTTTGCCTTTCTTAACCAATTTGACGGCACCTTGCAATAGCATACTAACATTTTGTTGCCCAAGCGTTGTTCCATACTTATTGCCATATACACTAAGCATTTTTAGCTTATCATCTTTAATATTACGATATAGAGTAGTTGCAGGCGGTAAGCCGTTTGGGTATTCACGTTTAAGATCGGCAATAAACTTTTGTGTTTCTTTATGAGAGAAAATAGTTGGTTCCTTTGCCGCACTTATACCGCCCCATTGTTGAAAGTCTTTTGCTTTATTGCCATCTTTATGAGATAACCAAACAATCTCTTTACCATCAATATCCAACAAGTGAAAGTCGCTCTTTGGTGTTCCTGCAGTGCTAGCCGCGCCATACACGTCATAGGTTTTATTACCAACCTTTATTTTGATTGTGGCCGCTGCATTCTCACTTTTTGCTGCATCAATTTGCTCTATTAAAGACAATAATTCGCGGTCTTCTTTAACTGTTCCACCGCCGCTTCCGCGGCCACCAAATTCGGCATTCTTTGATACATCCTTTAAGGAATATGCATTGCCTTTGGCGTCAAGTAATCGTATACCAGTGGTTGGCAACCTTTTGGTGATGATATTGATAACATCTTTGGCTGGTATGAATATCACCTTTTTACCATTTTCCAATTCAAAAGGCTCGTTGTTCTTAAGCTTTTTAAGAAAGACTTCGGCGCGCCAATCGTACTTATATAATTCTTTTCCGGCTAAGCTAGACATAACGTGAAGTATAGTTATTTATACCATAGGGTATTTGTCAATAAACTTGGCCGACAGCAATGGCTCTATATGGTTTGCTTCAACTTCCCATGGAGAAGTTTCATATTCAATATCATCAGGATACTTTTCGCCTTTCCATTTGGCGCAATAACCAGTATACAACATGCGCAATTCGCCACGCGCAAATTGTTTGACGTGAACCATTTCATGCGCAAGCGTACGTATTACCGTATCAGCATCAGCATAGTCTAGCCGTATAGTATAGTACTTGTGGCCTGGCGATACATCCAAGTCATAACATTCGCCATAATTATTTTCTTTAGCTAGCAGGTCTTTAACCAACTTTATGCGCACATCAATGTTGCGCTTGCGCGGTAGGAGCTGTTTTAAAAAGAAAACGGCTGCAGCACCGACGCGACGTTTTAATCGCTTATCTTTACTGCAGCCGTATATACTAAATTTAATCATTTAGCAAATTGAAGAAGCCACCGCATGAAGCGTTGCCAGCCCAATTGAAAGAAACCCAAGTATTGGAGTAGCATATGTTTCAATCATGCGAAACAAGTCTGCATCACTTACTTCAACACCGCTCGCAATAGCACCAGCACTCATGTTTAGGCCGCGTGATAGTTTGCGAAGGTTAGCACTTTGTTTGCTTTTGCCTTTGCGCAGCAAGTCAACCACATGTTTGCGGGCCTCCATATCCAACTCCAAACCATCTTCAAGTGTGATGTTGCCAACAATCTTGTCCATAAATTCGTAAATTTCTGTTTCGGTTGGATCAATGTTAATAATAAATGCGCGTGTACGCAACGCACCATCTGGATCCAATTTGTTTAGTGGCAGGTTACTAATAAAAATAACTTTACCAGTAAATTCAAAATAGCGAGGAATCAAACCGGCATCAAGAATTTCTTCATCCGTCATTTCGTCAGGATCAACAACGTTCTTGCCCATTTTGTTCCATACCAATTTGCGAATCTTCTTGGTATCGGTGGCCGCCTTCAACAGGTTGCGCGCTTCTTGATCGCCCAATGCATCATCAGAGTCATCAAAGAAGATGATTTTGTCCTTAAAGCGGAACAGCAAACTGTATAAACCAGCCGCACTAGCGCTGCCAGTATTTTTAAAGTAACCAGCGCCATCACGCAATCCAAGGTTGCCTAGGATTTGTTCGGTGGTATGTGTTTTGCCAACACCGCCTTTGCCGCTAACAAACAATGCATTTGCTGCACCACTAACAGTTAGTTTAACAAGGTTTTCAAGGTCAACCAACTGCGCTTCAAAGCTAAGTCGTTCTTGATCGCTTTCAAGTGCATTGATTTCTTGAGATACAACATACTTTTCTTTAGCTGCGCCGCGTGTTACTTTTGCTTCAACACTGCCAGTTGCATCAAGCAATGCGCCTTGTTCTTTACGAATCTTTGCAATGTCCTTTGCCTTACCAGCCCATGTGAACTTTGTGCCAGTTTTGACAAACAGTGATGGGTATGTGGTTTCAAGCTGATCAAAAATCTTCTGACCAGCACTCTTGTGTTTGGTATATACCTTGCCTTTTGCGAAGGAAGGCTCGGTGACCATATCTAAAATATCATTAAGAATATCTACTGGACTTGCGGCCTCAGCTAAAAAATCATAGCTAATGTCTTCATTGAGCGGCACATCATCGGGCATGGTACGAATCTTACCCAAATCGATGCTGTTGTCTTTAAGCGCATCAGCAACAAGCGGCAATACTTTAACAATACTTACGCTTTGATCAAATTCAATGTGGAATGGAGCCGGTGCTTTACCGTTCCAGTAATCAATACTTGCAAGATTGACAAAGCCTGCTTGACTAGCGCTTTTCCAGTTGAAACGCAATGAAACATTCTTCTTGGTGGAATAGAAACGCAAACCAAAACCTGCGCCATCACTGTTCTTAAATGCTTCAAGACCGGGATAACGAAACATGACAACGCCAGTCTTCTTTTTAAGATATTTGGCAATTAGGAATGCTGCTTTGTCGGTTGACGAGTTTGACATGGCCTCAGCCAAATAACTTTTAAAACTTACTACGTTTGACATATATGTTATTTATAATAAAGTTAGATTTTAAAATCGTCAAACTTATTGCTTCGTGCTGCTCCGCTTCGCCCTGCAGCAAAAGGAGTTTGTGGAGCAGATTGAGAAGAATCATCGGCCATAATATTTGCGGTAGGATCACTAACATCATACAGCCTCATCTTTGCCAGATCAACACCAATGGTAAATCGTTTGTTGGTGGTTGGATCATTGTAACGATTTTTGAGTTGCTTAACCATAATTTGATTCATCTTGTCAAGTTGTTCTGTACGAATAAATGCAATCATCAAGTCAGCGGTTGCAGGTAGTCCAAAACTGTTTTTTGTTAAAATGCTATTGCAGTAAAATAGGTTATCACCTGAGGTTGAAATATCTGTAGTTTCAACCTTACCAACATCCTCAATAGAAACAATAGGATCATTATAATTTAAGTTATGATCACTTTTCGTATTCTTATCAATTTTTTCAGTTTCAAGCGCAATTAACATATCAGTTAATTCAAAAACATCGGTATGTTCAGATACCATACCCTTTGTGATAAGCTCATTTGCTTTAATTAGACAATATTCTTCAAGCGGTTGCATAGTATTTTTCTTTAATATTTTGTGTTATAGTATTTCTTTTTAATTCAAGATCTTCATCCGACCATACAATGTATAAATCATGGCCGTACTGTTTAATAGTATTTTCTTTAATATGGTTATAAGCAAGGTTTTCTTCTTTAGATCCAAAGCCTTTCCACTCAGTTTCAGGACGCGCATGCCAAAATGCACCATTATATTCAATTGTTATTTTTAATGATTTAATTGTAAAATCATAAAAGAAGTTCATGCCATTATAATGATGCGCAAATTCTTTACTTCCACGAATACCCCAAAAGATATCATTTTTATTAACACCAAGTTTTCTAATACTTTTATAAAGTGGAATGAAAAATTTAAGTGATTCCTTTGAACATTTACCATTTAATACCGTTGTGCCAAACCGTTCAATCAATGTAGCTTTTCTTTTTTCGTGCTGTGCTTTTAATTTAGCCGTACCTATATCAAACCCGTATTTTTCAATATAATTCACATATGATAACTCAGATTTTATAGAAATTTGTTTCCTAAGAATTTCCGACTCGTTTAAATCATATCCTCTAGCAATCCAATATTCAATACAATTGGGTAGATACTCTTTATAACTTAAGCCGTTCAATTTAAATTTATGATGCTTTTTCTTTGCGTTTTTTCTTTGCAATTCAGAAACCTTCTTTTTAGCTTCTTCAGTAGATAAGCCTTTAGCCATCCAATAAGTAATCGTAAAGCATGAATTTACATTCACTGCTTTAGGCCTCGCCTCGTATGCGGTTTTTAACTTTTTACTTGAGCCTAAGCCATGTCTAATATCCACTTTACGATATTGATTATTGGATGAATTGTATTCTGTGAATAATGAAAAATATGAATTTTCATTATTCACCAGTATATCTTTAAACAATTCATATTTACGCTTAAGTGACGATGATAGTTTTTCATGACCAATGTATTCAGCTATAAATTTAATGAAATATTGTTTCTTATCATCAGGCAATTTATTAATTATGTCTCGTATAGGTTTTCTCTCTAATGGATCGGTAATTGCTATCATAAAATCTGTAGTATGATATTATTTATAATAATTACATTTTGCCGAGTACAACAGATAGAATGTCTGAAACCATTAATCCAGTATTAACACTAATACGTTTAACATTCCCATTGCTTTTACATGGAAATACATGATCCTTCGAAACAATTATTGATTTACCACTTTCAGTTGTAATCTTTACACAGTCTTTCATCTTATTATGATGCTTAAACATTACTGTTTTATATTCATCATTTGCTGTAATTTGGTCACCCAATTTAACTTCATCGAGCGTCTTAACTTGACCATCTCGCATTGTAACGGATTCAGTAATAGCAATGCATTCACTTGTATCTGTAATTTCGATGTCTGATGATGAGTAACCCGCTCTAGTAACCTGAGTTGCACTCCAGATGGGTACATTAAATTCAACAGCCAATCCACGAATCTCTTCAGCAATACTTTTAATAAGACTATATGTATTGATGCTTCCACTCAATCCTTTCATGCGGCTGCTCGCGCAAATGTTTAGATAGTCAATATAAATGATGTCTGGCTCAAACTTCTTTTTTAATTTTAGTTCAAGCAACAATGCACGGAAGTGACCGACATGTGCGCTCGCAGTTGGATATTCCTTAACAACAAGTTTGCCTTTGGTTTTATGACTGATACCCTTAACCTTATTATTGAATGATGCTTTAGTCAAGTCCTTTAACTGATCAATACGCACATCAAAAAGATTGGCATCAATACGCTCAGCAATCTTTTCTTCTGCCATTTCCATTGTGATATACAATACATTGCGCCCTTCTGCAAGAGCTGCACTAGCCATATGACACATACCCAAACTTTTTCCGCAACCTGTACCGGCAAGAATAATGTTGAGCGTCTTGCGAGGAATCCCACCACCTGTAATGACGTTAAGCATTTCAAGGTCAAAGGCAATCTTATCTTCGGTCTTGTGGTAAAAGTCATAGCGGCTTTCAGCATTCTCAAGATAGTCATGTCCAACATTTGTATCAAAGGTAACACTCAATGCATTGCTAAGAATGGTTGGAATTGCGCCTTCGGTTTGATCTTTGCTTTTCCCGTCAATAATACTAACAGCTTCCATAATTGCAAGATGCACGGCACGGTCCTTACACCACTTTTCAGTGTTGTCCACCAGCCAATCATAGTCAACGCTTGCAGGACTATCAATATCACGAATGCTGCTTAGCACTTCATGATGGTCATTGCGGTTAACATAGTCGCTGTTTTGAAACTCAATGTCTAGCACACTGCTAGTTGGCAGCTTATTGTACTTGCCAATAAATGATAAGATCAGCTCGTACAATACTTTATGCTGCCCTTCAAAGTATTCTGGTTTTAAATGAGGAAGCGCTTTGCGCGTAAACATTTCATTTTGTATCAGGTTTTTAATGATTATTTCCTCAAGATTCTTTTGCATCGTTGTTTCCAATTTTAAATTCGCTTTGTGATAATAGATGATTTAGTACGTCTCCAATATGATTCTTAAAGGAAGAGTCACAGTCTAATGATTGTCTGTCCATTGCTTCTGGGCAGCGCTCAATTTTATAAACAAATGAAACCTTTAAGACATCAGCTTCTTTGTCCTCAACCAGGCGGGTGCGTCCATATGTATAGATCACACCCGCCCAGCGCCCAGACAATAATTTTATCGAATATTGATCACTATGTAAATCATTTTCGACAAAAATATAGTCTTTTGCTTCAGTCATCTGTTTCAGCGGATTCGGCGGATTCTTCAAAGGTGATTGTACTCTCAGGAATACGATCAAGATTAACCTCAACGTCATTCATCATATCGCGAAGGCCGATGGTATACTTGTTTTTAAGATATGCTGCAAAATCGGTATTCTTAAATACAGTCTCCCAGAATTCTTTAGTCATGGTTTGAGCAGCACGCAGGTTGCCAGTCAACTCAACATTCTTTGCGCTATCCCATGCTTGATACCATCCATTCTTGGGCTTGACTACATAACCACCGTCAATAGCAACATCCAGTAGGCCGCTCCATTTTTGAACGCCGCCTTCCCAGCTTACGCTGATTGGAATTTTACTTTTTTCTTTAACAAAGCGACTCTTTTCTACATTGATTACAAAGTGATACCCTTGAATTTCAGTACCATCTTTATCTTGTTGGCGGCCAATAATCCAAACATTGTCTGCACTATACATGATGCCAGTGTTGTGTGTGACAACACCATTCTTAAGAATGTAATGCTCGGTATCCTTAACACTAAGGTCATATACTTTTTGCCGCCCTATTGATTTAATTTCTTTAATTTTCATTATGTTATATTATAATATATTTTCTTCTGTTTGTAAAGGTCTTTTTAAACGTAATTCCATTTACTCCATTGTGTATGATCGGACTTAATTCGGCGTGATATAACGGCTCTAGTTAAATTTAAAGCATGTACTGCATCTTTAATACATGCATACTGTATTTCGTTAATCATAATTATTTTTGCACAAGGATTATTTCCGCCTGTTCTTTCTTCTGAATATCTCTTAAATAATGCATCGTGTTTTCCCGTATTATATACATCTTGAATTTTTGTTTTTCTAATTTTTGCAGCTTCTTTAGATATGTTAAGACGTTGTTTCTGGTTTTGAGCCGATATTATATTAGGATCCGTATTAGAGATTCTTTCCTTTACCTTTAAACTAATATTTGCATTCCTAATCTGTATTTCTTCATCTGATAAAGATTCATACCATCCAAACCAGCCTTTTCTTGTAATGCCGTCATAATCATATCCAGTTTCAGGAATTAAATTTGCCCATTCGCTACTTTCAACAACATCATATTTAGCTGAGGCTAAAATAGCAGCATCTCGCAATTCTTCTTTTGTTTGGTATGTTCCTAATAACTCAGTAAAAATATCCTTGCCGTGTGTCTTTATATGTGACTTCCAGTAATGCCCAGAACCGCTATACGATCCATAGTCATCTTTGGAAGTCACACACAGATATTTGAGACCTGTTATGTTATGTGTTTTTATCATCAATTTAAATGTCATA